TTGATCCTGTAATTCTGCGGTTTCGACCGACGCGCAATTGGTTTTGTTTTCGCCGCCGATGGCGTAAAGCAGGGGCGCGATCATGCTGTCTTTCCCCGCGCCAGGCACGCCGCCAATCAGGATGGCGTGGTTAATTTTGATCCCGGGCCGCTGCACTTTGAAAGCGAAAGCGTCGAGCATGTGGTTTCGCTCGGCTTCGTCGGGGATCAGTCGGGCTACGTGGTCAAGCCACGGCTGCGGGTCTATACTGCTGGTGATCTGCGGCCGGCCGTCACGCCATTTGTTGCCGAAAGCCTGCCCCTGATGCTCGCACAGCGTTGACGCCCCGGGCGCGTAGGTCGCGCCGGCCAGAACACGGGCGCCCATTGCGGCTCGGTTTTCATCGAAGCTCACGCTGGCTTCGATCTTGCGCGCCGCGCCGCTGGTGCTGGCGTGGATACTGTGGCACCGGACGCGCCTGTACAGCGCATTGAACGCGGAGCGGCTCACTTCGGTGCGCTCCACCAGATCGAAAAATCCGTCATCCGGGACCATGTAGGCCCAGCGTGCGTACCATTCTGCCGGTTCCAGCGTGCTGACGTCCCGCGCTGCGACTGCCTGCTCTGCTGGCGTTTCCGGTGCAGGCTCGGGCGCTGGCGGCCTCCAGAGCGCAGCGCGCGGCGCGATCCAGGCCCGAGCGTCGGACCACCGGGTCCAGCCGCTATCGGCGCAGTCCCAGCCCTCGGGCTGGCCGGCAGGGTCGATTACCTTGACCTCGCTGGCGATCGGCTGCAGGATCGCCGCCAGGCGCCGCATAGCCTCGATGCCCGCCTGATCCGCGTCAGGCCACAGCAGAATCTTCCGGTTCCGCAGAACCTGCCAGTTCGCGCGGTTCAGTGCCTGCGCGCCACCGGGCCAGGTCACGGCGACGTAAGGCGAGCCCGTCAGCCCTGCGGCTGCGTCGGCGGCTTTCTCGCCCTCCACGACCAGCACCGGATCCTCGGGGCGGGCCTCCAGTTCCTGCAGGCGGTACAGCGGGCGAGGCACCGGCCACTGACCCATGCCCCAGCCGTCTGCGGAGAAAGTCCAGGGCACGATCTGCTTGCGCTCCCCGGGCGGGTCGTACCGGGCGACGTAGCCCAGCGTGTCGCCGTTGCCGTCGTAGTACGTCCAGATTTGCGACGGGTCGCCGTATATGGGATGCCGGCAGTCGCAGTCTGCCGCCTCGCTGGGTACCGGCGTGATGACCTGCCGCTGCGGTTTCGCTGGTCGGGCTGGACGCGCTGGCGCTGCTGGCGTGCCGTCCAGTTGTCGGTACGCCTCGCCTAGATCGATCTCATGGATGGCGGCGTACAGGTCAATGAGATCGCCGCCCTTGTCGCCAGCGGCAAAGTCGGCCCAGCGGCCGCTCAGGAGGTTGACGGAGCAGGAGTCACCCTCACCGCCGGCCAGATCGCCGCACACCCACTCATGGCCCCGGCGTTTGCCGCCAGGAAGCCACTGGGGGACCAGCGTGTCGGCGCTAATGAGCAGGCGCTGCGCAAGCGCCGAAAAGTCGAGTTTCGTTGTCATTTCCCCTCCAAAACCGCCGGATCAATCACCTCGGCGCCCGGAATCCTGCCGGCCTGCGCCTCCCGCGTCCGAGCCCTGATCCGCTCCTCAGCGCGGAACCGCTCCGAGTGCGTGACGGCGGCCAGGATGTCAATCATGGAGACCTCGAGACACCGCAGCGCCGCCAGCTCCCCGGCGCGCACCGCGCGTGTACCCGTCGCCTGCTGCCGGCGGATGATCTCTGCGCACGCTGCCTGCGCGTCTGCGATCACGCCGTCAGGATCGGACGCCAGGCCCATGCGGACCAGCTCCTCGGCCAAGTTCACGGCGTCAAAGATCACGCCCCACTGCTGGCGCTGGGCTTTGCCCCGGGCCACTGCGTCGAGTGCGTCGTACATCTGAAGCGCCCAGACTGTGCGGTCGTCGCGGGTGAGCAGGGCTGCGCCTGTGATGGCGACGAGGTGGGCCGTGGGGTTGATGCCGCGGGGGCGGTAGGCGCTGCGCTTGCGGGTCATGCGTCACCCTTCGGCTCTTGAATACTTTTCCACCAGCGGCGCATTTCAGTCGGGTCGTACCATGTCCTATTTACAACGCAGTTCCCTGTTGATCTTATTTCCGGTTTCGGACCGTCTCTCGCCCCCAAAAAAACAGCCAAAGCCTGTTCGCTTACACCAAATTCCTCTGCCATTTCCTTAAACGTGCGCAGGGGTTTTCTATAGATTCGATCTGCTTTTTTTGGAAGTTGAAGCAGTTTTCTCATGCGTCCCCCAGCAGCCTGACGGCATCATCCACGCTGCGGCAAACCCCCGCCACGCCCCCGGCCTGCCGGATCGTGGCGAGGAACTCTTCCTGCCCGGGGCGCATGCGCCCAGTGCGCGACTTGACCTCGATGGCCAGCGTCCTGCCGTCGCGCAGTACGCCCATGATGTCCGACATACCCTTTGCGGTGTTGGCCCGCACGTAGCGCATGCTGCCGTCACGGTTGCGCTCGGCAAACGTGCCGCTGTTCTGCCTCCAGACCTGCGCCACGCGAGGGTGGCGCTTGAGAAGCGACATGATGGCCCGCAGAATCTCTGCCTCTGACGGCTCTGCGCTCGGCTTCGCTGGTGCGCGTTTCCGAGGCTCTGGCGGTATCGGCAGTTCGCGCCGCGGCTTGCCCCAGATGGCGGCGAGAGTGTCCTCGCTGCGCTGGTGATCCTGCATGACCTCGCGCAGGGTGCGGCGGCCTCTCATCGCTTCGCCCCTTGCGCGGCGCACCGCGCCGCATACACCCAAACTGACGGCGCCTGCTCATACGCCTGCCGCGCGGTCGCGCCCACCTCCGCTTGGCGCGTAGCCCTGTACCACACGTTGTTTTTGTTGATCGCATTTGCGACCACCAGACCGGACCGCTTCAAATGCAGCAGGTATCTGTTGGCCGCGTTTTTCTGCACGCCCAAGTGGGCGGCCACGTTTGCCGTCGTCACCGGCTGGTGGTTCATGACGATGTGTAGTGCGTCGCGTTGTCGGGGGGTCACTTTGTCCTCCTGTCGGGGCCGCAAGTGTCAGCCCGCCGACTGCCGGCAGTCAACCGGCGCAGAATGACCCCGTGATTCTGTCAACAATAGTCACGGGGCGGCACAAAGTGGCATGATGCGTCGGCGCCGATGCGAGCGCGACACAGGAGTCCAGACAATGTACACGACGACCTACGGGCCTGGCGATGAAGCCACGTGGCCCACGTTCCCCGCCGGCTACAACGGCGACCACCCGAACGAAGCCGAGGCCCGCGATCACTTGCTGGCTTGCCCGGCAGACTGGCAGCTATGGCTCTCGGTGGTCTCGCAAGCCCGCGAGGGCGCGGCATTCGACGTTGTGAATGTGCGCGAGGAAGACATGGCCTCGGCTCACGCAGACGTCCTGCTGGCATGCCTGTTCGCCGGCACGCGGGCGCAGGCTGATGCGGCTCGGTTTGAACTGCAGTCGCGGTTTCTGGCGCACAACGAGCACCGCGTCCAGCAGATCGCGGACTCCATGTTCGCCTGCAGTGAACCCTCTGACCCGTATGAATGGGAGATTTGAGATGACCACCATCCACATCCACCAGATCGTCAGCATACGCGCCGACCGTCGCATCAGCGCTGAGGGCTATACCTGGCGGCACATCGTCCTGACGGACGCTGACGGCCGCGAGACGAAGATCGCGCTGTTTCCTGCCAGCGAGGGCAAGCCCGAACAGATCAGCATCACTGACGAGGAGCGGCCGGAATGATCCTCGAAACCGCCACCCAGCGCGATGCGGACTGGTACGCCGCCCGCATCGGCAAAGCCACCGCATCCCGGTTCAAGGACGCCATCGCCACCAAGAAGCAGACTGAAAAGCAGAAGAAAGACAACCTGCCCGGCGACCCCATGCAAGCGCAACTCGACTACTTAACCGAACTGGTTGTCGAGCGCCTGACGCAGCAACCAGTGCAACGCTACGCCACTACAGCTATGCAATGGGGCACCGAACAGGAGCCGGCAGCGCGCGCAGCCTACGAGCGCACGACCGGCGTCAGCGTCGAGGAAACCGGCTTTGTCGCCCACGACACGCTGCTGGCGGGCTGTTCGCCTGACGGCTTAGTGGACTGGGACGGGCTGATTGAGATCAAGTGCCCGTTCAACAGCGCCGTCCACATCGAAACGCTGCTGCGTGGCATGCCCGACGAGCACCGCGCGCAGGTACAGGGTCAGATGTGGATCACTGGCCGCCAATGGTGCGATTTCGTTTCCTTCGACCCTCGGATGCCTGAGCCGCTGCAGCTGCACGTTCAGCGCATCCAACGTGACCCGAGCTTTATTGCCGACCTGGAAGCCAAGGTGACGATTTTCCTGCAGCAGGTCGGCACCCAAGTCGAGGCGCTGCGGCGTCTCGCAGAAAGCAAGCAATGAGCACTGAGAAGCCCAAGCGGCCCTACGTCCGCACCGTCAAGGTTTACGTCGTGAGCCACCCCGACCACATGGACCGCCTGATCCGCGCCATCAGCGCAGCCGAGGCGATCCGCTACGCATCGTCGGGCTACGAGGCCAAGCTCGCCACGCAGGACG